GCTGACGACACCATCACCTTACAGTTTGACGGAACTAATTGGGTAGAAATTAGCAGGAGTATAAATTAATCTTCCCCCCTGCAAAGCAGGCCAGCCAACGAACAGATCGTGCTCCAATGCGTCTTGTACAGATTCATTATATAAGGTTATTTAAATGAGTGATCCAGATAAATCTGATATAGAATTAGTTCTTACTAAATGTTTAGTAGACCTTAAAGCTGCATGTTGGATATTATTTCCTGAAATTTACACAGCTCCTTTCTCTACTCTTCATGATCAGATATTTGAACTCTTAAATTCAGGACATAAGAAGATAGTAATAGCGGCTCCTCGTGGAATAGGTAAGACTTCTATAGCTAGGACTCTTGCTATGAGGGCCATACTCTTTAGACTTTCTAATTTTATAGTTTACTTAAGTAATTCAGCCACTAGTGCAGAGATGCAAACGGAGAATATAAAAAGAGATTTACTGTCTAATCAACAAGTTAAGTATATATTTGGGAATATTAAGGAATCAATAGATAAAGTAACTTCTATAGATGAATCTTTTAGTAAAAGTGCCTGGTCTGCATATGGTAATACTTATATACTTCCTAGAGGGGCAGGTCAACAAGTTCGTGGATTAAATTGGTCTAATTATCGTCCTGATTTAATTATAATAGATGATTTAGAAAACAAAGATGAGATTCAAAGTAAGGAGAATAGAGATAAATTAAAGAGTTGGTTTTGGTCTGATTTGATGAAGACTGAGTCTAGATATGGTAGAGAGTGTTCTTTTATCTATATAGACACTATAAAACATGAAGATTCCTTATTGGTAGACTTACTTAACTCTCCACAGTGGAAATCTCTTCAACTTTCCATTTGTGATGATAACTATAATTCTTATGACGAGAATTATATGACTACTGCTGAAATTAAAGAAGAGGTAGAAGAGCATCGTAGACTTGGAACTCTCGATTTGTTTTATATGGAACGTAGAAATATTCCTATAGCTAAAGAAGATGCAGTTTTTAAACAGTCATATTTTAAATATTTTGAAGACTTAGGAGACTCTCTTAAGGTTATAGGATTAAATGGAGAAGTAGAAGAAATAAGAACTTATAATCTTACTCATATAACCATAGTAGATCCTGCTAAAACAGTCAAGTTGCAAAATGCTGAAACTTGTGTAATAACAATGGCTGTGGATAGGACTAGTAGAAAAATCTTTGATAGAGAAATTGTAAGTAGAAGGATGTATCCTGATGAAATTTATGATGAGATGTTTAGACAGGTTAAGCAGTTTAACTCTTTTATTTTAGGATACGAAACTACAGGACTTAGTGAGTTTATTAGCCAGCCTATAGAAAGTGAATGTAGAGTAAGAAATATCCATCCTATGCTAATGGAACTTACGGCCAGAAGGGGAATAGGTGAAAGAGGTAAGATTGAACGTATAGCTACTCTTGCTCCACTTTATAGATTAGGTTACATGTATCATAATAAAAATAACTGTGGAGTATTAGAAGGACAATTATTAGGTTTCCCACGTTCCAAACTTTGGGATGTTATGGATGCTAAAGCTTATATTACCTACATAATGGACAAGCATGCAGTTTATTTCGATCCTTCAGATGAAGTAGAAGAAACTCCTATAGAAGATGACTATGCATCATTAAGTAATGATTCTGAGTTAGATGAACAACTAATGGGATTTGCTATATAACTTGCTCTCTTGAAAAATTCACTTAAGGAATTTAATAATGCCTAATATTTTATATGGAAATTTAGGAAAGTATAGATCCAGAAATCCTCAATTTCAAGAGAAGTTTGAGTATACTTACCCAGAAGGTTTAAATCTTACTCCTGGGAATAAACTTCATGACAGAATAAGAGATGAAGTTATGGATAGAGCTTTTGAATCTTCTACTGTAATGAGTACTAGATATAGTGATTGGAATAGTATAGATCACACTCTAACTGCCTATATTCCTGTTGATGAAAAGGAGCAGGAAGTTAAAGATAAAGATTCCAGAAAACCTATAAGTATTGTATTTCCTTATTCTTATACTGTATTAGAGACTTTACTTAGTTACTATGTAGCGGCATTTTTGCAGGACCCTATTTTTAGATATGAAGGTAGTACTCCTAAGGATGTTATAGGGGCTATACTGTTAGAGTTAGTTATAGCTTTTCAGTGTACTAAAAATAAGGTTGGGCTTAATTTACATACCCAGGCTAGAGATGCTTTTAGTTACGGTTTTGGAGTGACTACTCCAGTATGGAAAACTGAGTATGGGAAGAAAACTGTGAGTCAAATGACTGGAGGGTTGTTTGGGTTTGGCCAGAAGGAAGAATTAATTACTTTAGATAATCAGTTACTTTTTGAAGGGAATGCTTTAGAAAATATAGATCCTTACTTATATCTTCCAGATGTAAGTGTACCTATTCATGAACCTCAAAGAGGAGAGTATATAGGATGGATTAATAAGACTAACTATATGACTCTACTTGGGGAAGAAAGAAATAATATAGAAATATTTAATGTTAAGTATTTAAAAAAACTACAAGGACGTAAGACTTGTGTGTTAGTAGGAGACAGTAGTGGTAGAAATACTAAATCAGGAATTTCTTCTGAAGATAACCGCTTTAGCGGCTCTTCTACTTCTACTGATACTATAAGAATGTATATAAGAATAATCCCTAAAGAATGGGAATTGGGATTAGGAGAATATCCAGAACTTTGGTTCTTTGAGATAGGAAGTGATGAGATTGTCTTACAAGCTAGACCTGCTAATCTTGATCATAATATGTTTCCAATAAGTGTTATAGCTCCAGATTATGATGGTTATTCGCTTAGTCCTATATCTAGGATTGAGATCTTATATGGAATGCAAGGAGTTCTTGACTTTATGTTTAATAGTCATGTAGCTAATGTACGTAAAGCTATTAATGACATGATTATTTATGATCCTTATCAAGTCAACTCTAATGATTTAAGAAATCCTTCTGCAGGAAAGCTTATTAGATTAAGACGACCTTCTTGGGGTAAAGGTGTAAAAGATGTTGCTCAACAGTTAGTAGTAAATGATGTAACTCGTGGGAATATTGCGGACTCTACTTGGATAGTACAGTGGATGGATCGAATCTCTGGTGCAGATTCTTCAATGCAGGGAGCTTTAAGAACTGGTGGTCCTGAACGTTTAACAGGTACTGAATTTCAAGGTACTAGAGCAGGAGGAGTTTCTAGGCTTGAAAGACTTGTGAAGATAGCAGGGATGCAAGGAATGCAAGATATAGGGATGTTCTTTGGAATTCATAATAAACAGATGATGTCTGAAGAGACTTATATTAAAGTAACCGGTGATTGGCAAGATGTTCTATTGGCAGAATTTGAAAAGAATATAGATAGAGGGCGTCTGGCAGTAGATCCTAGACAGATAGACATTCATTATAATGTTATACCTAGAGATGGATCAGTTCCTGGAGGCAACTACTCTGATGCCTGGATTAAACTATGGCAAATATTTGGAGCAAGTCCTGAATTAGCTCAACAGTTTGATATAGTCAGAATCTTTAAACATATAGCTAGAAATCTTGGAGCTAAAAATGTAAATGATTTTGTAAGGAGAGGAGGTAATATTCAAACTAAAACAATGCCAGACGAAACAGTAAGACAACAGGTACAACAGGGTAACTTAATGCCTATGCAGATGAATCCTCAACAACAGGTAATGTAATGAGTAAACTGAGTGATGCTTTAAAAATTGTAGAATTAGGAGACTTCTCTACAGACTATAAGCCTAAAAGTTCAAGTTTAGCTTTAAAGGAATTTTTAGAAAGTTCAATCTATAAAGATTTTTTAGGAGAACTGGCAGCTAGAATAGAAGATCTTAGAGACTTTTTGGAAGTTAGTGATTCTAAGAAATACTTTGCAGCTCAAGGTGCTGCTGCTTTTGCTAGATTAGTTAGTAATATTTTCTTAGACCTACTAGAAAATAAGTTATCTGATATTAGAGAAGAAGAATTTAAACATGAAGAAAAAGAGGAGGATCTGTAATGGATGAAGTAACTAAAGAGGTAGAGAGTGGAAATTTAGATATAGGTGAATCTAGTCAAGAACAGATTGATGAGTTTTTAGAGGATCAACCTATAGAAGAAGAAGAGGTTATTAAAGAATCTGATACAAAATTCGTAGAGGAAAAGGCCTTGGCTGAAGAGCCTGCGAAGATTGAGGAAGAAGTAGTAAAGGAAGAGAAAAAGAAGGATGAAATAGTAGAGAATAAAGAGGATTCTTCTATTGCTGAAATAGCTTCTTTAAAAGCCCAAATAGAGGCTATGCAAGTTTTAGTGGATAAGTTAGCTGTACCAACTACTAAAGTAGAAGAATCTGCAGTACCTACTAAGATTAAAGAACTTGCAGAATTGTTGGAAGAAGTAGACTTTGACTCTGTGATGGAAAGTAAGGAGAATTTTTCTAAGTTCTTTCTAACAGCAATGCAAGCAGTTCAAGAACAAACAGCACAAAAGATTCTTTCTTCTATTCCTAACATTGTAGGTTCACATGTTCAAAGACAGGCTACTTTAAAAGATGTAGCTACAGAGTTTTATAACAAATATCCTGAACTTAAGAGAGTAAAAAGATATGTAGGAACTGTAGCTAATGAAGTCTATGCTGCTAATCCAGACTGGAATTTAGGTCAGGTTATGGAAGAGACAGCTAGAGTAACGAAAGAGACCTTAAATATTAGAGACTCTATAGAAACTAAGGAAAAGAAAGAATCTGCTAAACCTGCTCTTCCTGGAAGTGGTGGAGGTGTTAGAGGGCTTAACAGACCTTCATCTAAGTTACAAAGTGAGATTGATGAGTTACTTATAGATTAAGTTAACAATTAGATTTAGTGGAGGTTAAGATATGGCTGGAGAGGGAAGGTTTATAGATAACTTAATGAAAGGTGACCTGGTTCCAACTGGGACCTTAAAGGCAGATAATACTAAAAGATATTGTCTGGAAAAATTTAACACTCAACCTATTTGTCAAGTAATTAATGCTACTACAGCTAACCCAAGTGGTACTGCAAATACGGCTAATATTGCGCATATGAGTAACACGACAAATAGTTTTGAATATGTTGCTAAAGGTACTCAAACTATTATTGGTATGGGAGTATTGACTACTAATGGAATTAATATAGCAGGTGATGCAACTGCTGATGATGGTAGGGAGATTGCTTTTGGCGGAGGAATTACTTCATTCTCTCCAATTAACTTTGTAGTAGGAACTGCCTTTTGGGCACGTCTTAAGTTCTACATAGATGATGTTAGTGGAACTGATGATTGTGCTTTTGGGTTTAGGAAAGCTGAGGCATATCAGGCTAATATAGATGATTATGATGAGATGGCTGTTCTCAATATGATTAGTGGAAATATTTATATTGAAACTATTCTTAATGGTGGAAGTACCGTTGCAACGGATACTACTCAAGATTGGGCAGATCTTGCTACCCATGAATTTAAGGTAATGGTAGCTGCAGATGGTGCAGTGACCTATACTATAGATGGAGCTGCTCCTACTGTAACTGCTGCTTTCTCATTTGATGTTGGTGAGAATGTAATCCCATTTATGTTCTTTCTACAAAATACAGATATTGTAAGTACTTTAACCTTAATGGAGTTTGAGTGCTCGTATGTTTAATATGAGTATAGTTCAAAGGAGGTACATAAATGTGGCTTAGCAATTATTTAAAGAAGTATTCCTTAAGAAGTGACTTTCTAATTCTTAGTAATAAAAAGATGCAGTTTAGAGACTCAGCTATACATATAGCTTCTGCTGCTGATGGACATCTAGATCTTACTGCAGATACTAGTATTGACTTAAATGGAAATGTTGATCTATCAACTTACGCTTTAAATAGAACTGGTATTCAGTGGTTTCAGCCTGCATTAGTAGGGTTTGCTGGTACTACTGCTGGATGGTCTATTACTGGATCGGCTCTGGGAAATACAGGAAGTGCTAAATGTCCTGCTAGTCAGACTGCGGCTACTTATGTTATTCCAGTTACTATTCCGTTAAAGGTTGGAGATACTATTACTGCCTTTACTGTAACCGGTCAGATTGAAAGTGCTGGTGGTGCAGTTACTTTAGATGTTGACCTTCGTAAACTTACTGCGGCTGCTGGTGACTTAGTTGATGCTTCTGTAGGAGCCATTACACAGATTAGTAAGACGGCAGACTATGCTATTGCTGATAGCAAAACTGCTCTTGCTGAGGTGGTGACAGCAACTGAAAGCTTTTATTTTCTGTGTACTGCCACAACGGCAGCTTCGACAGATATTGATTTTCAAGGAATTTATATTACAGTTACTACTGTTTAATGTTTAAACAGTTACTGTTGTTTAACGTTTAATATTAACTTTAATCTTTTTTTTCGGAGGTATAGATATGGCTTTTTTAGGTATGCGTGGAAATGGTGACTGGGCAGCTGATCAGCGACCCAAAAGTTGGAGAGAGGTTATTCTTTATAGGTATCCTAATGGAATGGCACCACTAACG